TCCGGCGAAAGTGTTGTTATGATGCGCGCCGTTGGAGAGATGCCAGAGTGGCCGAATGGGACGGATTCGAAATCCGTTGTACCTTCACCGGTACCTAGGGTTCGAATCCCTATCTCTCCGCCATTATTGAACAAGACTAAGCCCCTGTAATCGTTAAAGATTACAGGGGCTTTTTCGTTTCTGGCGCTTAGCTTAGGGCATTTTTAGGGCAGAAATTGCGTCTGATAGAACGCTTTAGGCCGCCTTGCGCCCGCCATTAAAGCCGTTGTAGCCGGAGTGACAGGACACACGTAAGGCGCGTCACCCGGTATTCTGCGTTACCTTCAGGGAGTAAAGGCATGTGGATTTGGCGGGAAGCGCGGGAGCGCTGGTTATTGGTTGCGGTAGCAGCGGCGTTTGCGCTCGTTTGCCTGGTAAATGCGAAGCTCCCGTTGTGGCAGGCACTGGAGGGCGGAGTCGTTGCCGTCTTTCTACGTGCCGACGCTACGATTAGCGTCACTAGTGATCTTCTCGTAGGGCTAATATCTGCGTATGTCTTCTATGTGATTATTGAGCTGCTCCCAAGCCATCGTAAAAAAGCTGAGACTTTGAGGGTCTTAAATTTATTGGTCGCGTCCGTGGTAGATGCGTTCGATCGGACCAGCGTTTTTGGCCATGAGAAATCAATAAGCTCGATCGACCTAGGTGCGATTAAAGCTTCCAAGTTGAAACGAGATATCACGAGCATCCTCGCTAAAGCTGAGTTTCTCCGTCTCAAGTTTGCTATGGAGACCGCACATTCCCGATACCAAGATTTTCAACATGCACTCAGCTTAGCCGTTGGTCTTTCTCCAGAGCACGCACTAGATTGGCTTGTGTTAACCGATAAAGTGCGGCTGCTCGCCCAGGAATACGGTACACAGCCGTTGAAACCACTTGCCGATGAATCGACTGGATACCATTTCCTGTCTCTTCAAGATTTCGAGGCTGATGCTGAATACCAACAGCGAATAAAAATGTTCGAGAGCACCCTTCAGTTGAGGGTGTTGGAAGTTTTCGAGGCTGCTCTTACTTGGATGGAGCGGCAAAATGCTTGAATGATTTTGCAGATAAGCGCTGACACAATGTTATGTGCTGCCTGCTTTTTCAATTCTGAAACCAAGCATTTTCGAAACTATACCCGCCATGCTTTTGGTGTCCGTGGGTATCCATCTCCCATAATGTTTTCGCACCATCGTTGTATCGGCATGGCCCAGTTGCCTGGCCACCCATTCAACGGGGACGTAGCTCGAAAGCATCTGGCTGGCGAAGGTGTGGCGACACTGGTTCGCCCCGCGGTGCCTGACCTCTGCTTTTTTCAGATGTGCGGTGAACCAGTTGCTCAATGTCTTGCCGCTCCACAGCAAGCCGCTGGTCGAGCTGCGGAAAAGGAACCTGACTTTCATTTTCTTCGATGTGATGTTGTCGCGTTGGATCACGGTGATCTCTTCGGCTACTGCTTCCTTGGCAGCGGTAACTATCTCCCGCATCAGTTCGAGGGCTGGATCTATCAGTTCGACGACTCGGACCCTGGAGCGTTCTTTGGGGACTTTGAATTCGCCGACGACCAATGCCCGGCGAACGTGCACCAGGCCAGCCTCAAGATCTACGTCTTCAACAGCAAGGCCGATGAGCTCGGACAGGGACAGTCCGGCCCAGCAGTTGAACTCAATCATCCGGGCGTCAGCGCGCCGGTCTGGATCAGCTTTACCGATCAACTCGATCTCGGTGCGACTGAAGGGGTCGGCATGCTCCAGGTCGACGTCCGATCCGACGTTACTGATCCGATCGAGCGGGTTAGCTTTCAGAATGCCGTCGCCGAAGGCGTCAGCCCAGACCCCGCGGACGATGGTGAAAATGTCGTTCACTGTCTTCGGGGCCAGGCCTTGCTTGAGCAGTTGGGCTTGAAACAACTCGATGTCGCTCTTGCTGATGTCGACGATCCGACGCTTGCCGAATTTCTTCTCGACGTGCACAGCTTTGCTGACGTAGTTGACGACGGTGCTCGAAGCTTTGAGCGCGCGCTGAACCTCCAGCCAGCGATCAATGCCTTCCTTCACGGTGCGCTTGAGCGAAGGGCCGCCAGTCCCCGTGAACATGGCAGCCCTGGGCGAGTTGGGAAAGTGGGCCGCGTAGTCGAAGCGGCCCTCTTTAATTTCGGCCAGAATAGTGCGGCGCTTGTTGTCGGCATAGGCGATCGCGGCCTTGTTGACTTTAGAGATCCCTTCCAAGGGTTCCCGGCACCGTTGGCCGTTGAAGATGAACCAGATGCGTAGTTGCTTGCCATTCATCTCAACGCCGGTCGGCATTTTATCGGTCATGGTTTCCCTTCCATCCAGCGTTCAATGGCAGCGCGGTTGTAGACGATTACGTTGGCCGGATCCTTGCGCCAATGTTTGCCTTCGAGCCAGAGGCCCCGGGTGCGGTACTTACGGACGGCTTCGGTGCTCAGGCCGAATACTGGGTACAGCAGATCTTGGCGGAACCAGGCGCCAGGTGTGATGTGAAGGTCTAGTTTTTCTGCTGCACTCATTGTGGCCTCTCCGATGCGCGCTGGGCGATGCCCTCGGCCTGGCGCTGCTTGCTGCATTGTTCGTGGTTGCCATGCGCCCGCGACTTGTTGCACTTGTCGCAGATGGTTTGTAAATCGAGCGGCGCCATTTGCCCGCTGCGGATTTGTACTGTTCGGCGAAAGGCAGTCATGCACTCATCCTCCGTCGGTGATCACCCTGCATCAGCTCCATCAGGCGGTTGAAGTACTGCATGCTTGCCTCTTTGGCGCCCAGCGGGGTGATGTGCTCGGGCATTTCCGGGATGCCTTTGAGGCAATCCCATTCACCGGGGTGGTTAGGCATCAGGTCGCGGCGTTCGGTGGCCAGGGCGACCATGTCGGCGCGGAGCACGGAGTCGGGCAGTGCCAGTGCGAGGTTGAAGCGGTCGCAGATGGCTTTCCAGATGGTCGCTTCGGCCATTCGGAATTCTGGCATCAATGCCTTGAGTGGCCGGGTCATGTCACCGATGTAGGCTTCGGTGGCGTCGTGGAGAAGTGCGGCCAGTTGGTCGTGCTCGGGGACCAGGCTGGATACCAATAGGCTGTGTTGGGCCACACTGTAGTGAGTGCGGGTGTGGCCGTTGAAGCGGCACAGATTGCCTAAGGCATGAGCGATATCGTTGGGGCAGATCATGTCGGCTGTCGGATTCAGCAGGTTGAACTGGCGGCCGCTGTTGGTGAGGATCCAGCTCATGCTGCGTCCTCCGCTGGCAGTTGGCCCAACTCGATGGCCCGACGGTTATTGTCCAGTTCGAAGGCTTCGCGCAGGGCGTCACGTAAGTGCGGATAGCCTTCGGTGTCTGCTTCATGGGGGAAGCTGACGGTGCTTTGTTCCAGGTCGGCGTGGAAGCTGCCTCGCTTGTCCAGCCATTCGATGAGCTGGGTGTCGAGTGGCTGGGAGTTGAGGCTCGCGGCCGATTCCACGGTATGGAACACGCGGTAGGCCATGGCCCGGGAAAGTTTGATCAGCTGTTCGGCTCGTACCTGTGATGACTCGGTGCCTTTCAGTGCCTTCCAAGTCTGGAGCGCGAGGGCTAGGAACTGGGTGATTTCCATTAAGTCGCGGTAGTCGGTTGGTGTGAATGGCGTGGCCTTGATGGCGCTCATCTGCACCCGCAGGTCGGCCAATTGCTGGGCCTCGCGCTGGCGAAGCCTGGTCAGGCCGGCGATGTCTTCATTCAAAACCGAGATACGGGCGCCTTGCTGCATCTTTTGGTCACGAACGCCGGCTTCATAGTGTCGATCGAACGCCCGCAAGATGATCTTGCGAGTGAAGTAGGCAGCCAGCAGAAGCCCAATGGCCAGACCGACGGCGATGATAATCAGGTGCTGAGTTTGCATGTGCTGTGTTCCTCGGTAGAGCCCGCCGCTGGGATCGTTGATGAGAGGCCGGCGGCGGGGTGTTGCTACGTGGAGTGGTGGTTATGCGCTGAAGGTGCCTAGGGTCAGCGTGGCGGCGCCGCCGACTTCTTTGGCGAGTGTCGTTTTGAACTCTTGGGCGATCTCTTCGACTTGCTGTTCTTCGCCGGCCCAGCGCAGCTTCAGGGTTGGTTTGTCATCGCCGGTCAAGATGCTGAGCTTCAAGGTGAACACGCGGGTGCCCAGGCCTTCGTATGGGGTCAGCGAAAAATGCAGCGCCTCGATACGGCTCTCGGCGCTGGCTGCTTCGATGCTGTCCATAGCGCTACGGGATGCGCCGAAGTTGTGCTCGCTGTTGGTGGATGTTGCCGAGGCTTTGATGGTGATGTTGCGCACGCTGGCGACGGCCGCACTGATGGTCATGGACTTGCCGCCCTCCTGTGTGGCTTGGAGGTTCAGGTGCCAATCCTCGATCCATTCGGCGAGGTCGCGCTGGCTGAGCTTCTTGCCGGCGATTTCTTGCAGTGCCTTGTACGCAGCAGTGGGTTTGAGTTTCAGGATCGCCACATCGTCCGCATGGCCCGGGGTGATTTCGTCGCCCAGGTTGAAGAACACCTTGCAGCTCATGTCGTCTTGATTGACGAAGCCTTGCGCCTCCGCACCATTGCGGGAAAGGGTATAGGTAGCGAAGTCGCGCAGGCTGTTGGTGTTGAGGGTGCCCCGGAAGCGAGAGCGCAATGCCTGGAAGATTTCCAGATTGTGAATTTTCACGTCTGCCGGCAAAGCGGTCACAGGTACCAGTGTCGAAGGCAGGGCGGTGGCTGCGTGTGCTTGAGCCAGGATGTGTTCGAGTGCGTCTTTAGCGAGTGGCATTGGTGCTTCCTTTTTGGTGAGAGGATTTGGTGGTGCGTGCAGCGCGTGTTAGCGAGCGTTTACTGGGGTGTCTTCGCTCTTGAAGAGCTGGGCTGTCGGATCGTTTTGGAACAGCGTCAGCCCTTGTGGGGTGAGATAAAGCGGCGTATCCAGCGTGGAGTCTTCGCGCAACTTGCCGCGTTTGGTGGGCTGGGCGAAGTCGAGGGTGTGGCTGACGGCAACCTGGTTGCTCTGACCGATTTGCTTCATCTTCAACTTGATGGTCACTTCACCGGCTTTGCCGTAGTCGATAACGCCGGCGGCGACGTTCGACAGGGCCTGGCCGATTTGCTGGGCAAAGACGCCAGCATTGAGTGAGTTGAAGAAGTCATTCGTGTCTGTGGCTTTCATGTGCTGTGCCTCATTGAGTTTGTGTTGTTTGCCCCTGAACGGCAGGGGCCGCCGTTGAATCAGGCTGCTTCTTTCGTCGCTTGAGCGTCGAGGTAGGCGGCCAGGTTGTGCAGGTACACCACAGGTTTGGCCCGTGCGGAGTTGTGCAGGCGGGTCACGATCAGCGCAATGCGGCCGGCCTTGATTTCGTTGAGTAGGTAACGGTCGGTGCGGATGTGCGTGAAGTACTGTTCGCGTACCGCCGACAAGGTCGGGCAGGGCGTGGCGAACTGTCGGCGCAGTTGGTCGAGTGTGTTGCTCACGCTACGTCCTCCCCGAACCCCTCCGATTGGGGCACCAACTTGAGCCGGATCAACTCGGCGAGGCCTTCTTTGCTCTTGCCCATGGCGGCTGCGCAGATCTGGCCGTTGGCATCAGTGACGACGGCGCCGAACGGGTACTCCGGTGAGTTGGTGGGGGTGACGTAGGCCACTTGGCTTTCTTGGATGACGTTGTTGACGCAACGGAACACTTCAGCCAGTTCGATGGTTCGGCACGGGATGCTGCCGAGCAGGTCAATGGCTTCGCTTGCGGCACCAATGAGCGTTGCGCGGCTGACAACGCCCACGCTGTCCAGGTAGATCGGAATCAGTCGAAGGGCGCCAAGCGCTTGGGTGTAGGCGTTGTAGTAGTTGGTCGTCATGCTGCAGCGTCCTTGTTCTGTGTCTTGATGCCGATGCCCAGTTGCTTCGCGAGCCAGTCGACGCCGCGCTCGGTGACCATCACTACGGCGTAGTGGCTGTAGGCTTTGATGTTGTCGTTCCAGCGGCTGCGCGGATCGGAGAACAGGTAGCCACGATCGCGGTGCTGGCTTGCGAGGTCGCCGCTTTGGGTCAGCACACGGAGTGCGCGCAGTTGCTCGCGAAACTTCCGGGGTTTGAGGCCGAGCACGGCGGCCGTTTCGTCCAGGGTGCGGTTCATGGCGCTGTCCTCAGGCGGCGATCAGTTTGCGGACGCGGTCAAGCAGGGCTTCCGAGTCGGCCAGCGCTTGATCTATCTGCGCCAAACGACCGATTTGACCTGGTGGCGCGGATTGCGCGGACTCGATTCGGCCGTTCGCAATGTCCTGGATGAATTCCCGCAGGTGCAGGTGGTTGGCCCGGTCCGCGCGCTTGAGTGTCAGTTCCCCGGTGTGGCCGCCCAGGTCAACGTTGATGACTGCGGTGTTGTCGGTGAGCTCGACTTCAAATTTCGCGTGGATGGTTTGCTCGGGCCGCTGGAGAGGGCATACGGCTGCGCCGCCGACCTGCAGCATGTGATGCAGCAACTCTTGGTTCGCGAGAGGGATGATGTAGGTATTCATGCTGCGTCACCTCCGAAAGGCAGCGAGCTATCGGGGGTGGCGCAGATGGGTTGGACAGCCGCGGTGCGACCCTTAGGGGTAGTGATCACCATAAGGCCAGTCTGGCGCTGGATGGCTTCGACGGCAGCCGGGCTACTGCATGCGGATGGATGCAGATAGACGGGGCAACGGGTGCTGCTGTGCTCTATGGTTTGCATGATTCGTACTCTTTGGTGAGAGGTGTACGATGCAAACTATACGAATGCTCATAATTTCAGTCAATGCGTATTCGCATAATTAATGTGGATAGCATAAAAAAACCCACTCGGAGGTGGGCCATTTTTTTGGGGGGTATGCGCTATGACTGTAAAGATGCCTTCAATAATTCGTAGTCTTTATCAATGCGGTCCAAGTGTCCTCTAGCATTGCTTTGTAAGGCCGAGAAACCCACAGCGCATATCTTTTGGCGCTCTGTATGGTCATTCCGATTGATCCCGTTTAGCGCTTGGATGATCCCCGGGTGCTGGTTTGGGCCGAGGAGAAGGGTTTCGATTGCCGTCCCCAGAAAGACCATCTGATCTGTCAGACTGAGCATGGCAAGTACCGCCTTGCTTGATCCAAGCTCATGCATAGGAACCCCTTGTAGAGCCTTGACGATGCCCTCAATCACGACTTTGTGATAAACCTCGTAGATCTGATAGTTATCAGCTTCCGGCCATCTCATTGCGTCGATCCCCTTACGGAGATTGCACGCATGAACATGGGCGGCCTCTACAATGGCAAAAATGGTTTTACGCTTTATAGATGCGGCGTGGTTGATCGCAGTTTTCGACACTCTGATTGCAATCCATAACGCCAAAAGCGAGCCGATTGCCTGAATCCATGCGGGCGCTCCATCCTTGGACAACATCTCGCAAATCCACTCGCCAATCGCGTGCCAATCAAAGTGCATCTACCCTCTCCCGGAGGTTCGTGTCGTGCGATTCAGTTCAATATGGGAAAATTGCATGTCATCAGGGGCCGAGAGCATTTGCGGCTAGCCGACCCCACCGCCTCTCCATATGACCCGTCCAAGGAAAGGCATTTCATGAATCGCATCTTCTGACACAGGCTCGTCAGGGTTTGCAATTTTGTCCGCGTTATCGCTTCTGATGACCCAGGTGCCGGAGAGCTGTTGGGTGAGTCTCTTAATGCTATTGCCGCCGTCTGGCCTACGTATCACATAAACCTGTTTGTCTTTTGGTTCAATCTGAGACCTATCAAAGAGTACGACATCGCCCTCGAAAATATAGGGCTCCATGCTGTCGCCTTCGGCATAGATGACATACAGGTTTTCGGGTTTTGCTTTCATGCGATTCAGCCAATCGCGCTTGAAAGCCAGACCTTCGGTGGTTTCTACGTGTTCATTTAGGTAGCCACCACCGCACGCCCCCTTGGCTTTGAATTGCGGGATCAATGCATAGTCCTTTGCGCTTGGCGAGCGATCATGCGTAGCTTCTGATCCGGTACCGAACAAAAGCCAGTCTGGAGAGACACCCAGAGGGCGTGATAGAGCTTCGATTGTGGATTTTCTTGGGCTTGAGCTTTCGCCTGACAGAATCCGATTAATCGTGGGTTGTGGCACAGAAGACCTGCGACTCAATTGGCTCTCATTCAGCCCAAGATCGCGCATCTTGTTGCGAAGACGCTCTGCAATATTCACCGTGACCCCGCAATACGTTTTTGAATTATGCGAATTGTATTGCGTCAAGTTATCCGTTTTCGTATGATTTGCTATGAGAAAGCGCATAGGTGCAGGATCATGACAATTCAACAGATGCTTGCTTATTTAGCAGTTCGGGGTCTCTCCCAGACGGCAATCGCCGAAAAGGTCGGCTCGACACAGCCGACTATTCACCGTGCCAGTAAGGGTGCGGGCATTTCCTACGAAACGGGGAAAGCAATTGAGCTGCTTTATCTCCGTGAACAAAAAGCAGCAGTTGTGAAGTCAGCTGCTTAGAGGTGCCAGGCTGGGGCCTCTCACCAAAGATCCCCCAGCCCAGCTACGACGATACACAGCACATGCACATCGGTCGTGGTCGTAGGATAGGGGCTACCCCATCGTATGGCTACACCGTAAACAGGGGATTTACGGTTATGAGTCGCACAGATCTTTTGCCGGACGCGGGTCCGGTCCTTCCTTTGCGCCAGGCGATCTATCGCGCTGGTCGTGACTACAAGGGCGGAATCACCGCCCTTGCCTTTGACATGGTGTTGGAC